GCCCCTCGCAGCTGCACTTACAGAGCACTTACGAGGGAACCCTCAAAACCCAGCTATCGCCAAAACCCTATGTTTTATGGTGCCGCAAAGAGGATTCGAACCCCTGACCCACGCATTACGAAATGTGGTGGCCTGCATGGGTCCCAATTAGATCAGCTAGTTACGAAAAGCGAAAGCGTTTTGACCCAATTAAAACAGGTGTTTATGCGGGTGTAGTGATGCAGAACTGACTACAGTTCTGTGGCATCCTTGCTTCTCACTTCCCGAGATGCCATCAGTGACCCTCTACGAGATCTTGGGCGTCAAGCCAGACGCGACCCTGGATGAGATCAAGCGCGCCTACCGGCGAGCCTCCCGCGCAGCCCATCCGGATCGAAACGGCGGCGACGGCGCCAAGCAGCAAGCGATCAATGATGCCTACGCGGTGCTCTCAGACCCGGAGCGCCGCTCCCGCTACGACCTCACTGGCTTGGGCGATCGCGCCCAGGACCCCGCCGCGGCGGCCAAGGCCATGCTGGTCGAGGAGCTGCACGAGCTCCTGTTCCCTCGAGGCGGTGGTTTGAGCCAGCTGATGCAGCAATCGATCCCCGCTACGGAAAACATCCTGAAGGACCTGTCCGAGACCATCATGCTCAAGCGGACGGGGTTACTGCAGGGAATGACCAGCGAGAAGACGAAGCTCAACCGGTTCGAGCAGCACATGAAGCGGGTCAAAGCGAAGGGGCCAGAGACCTTCCTGATCGGTGTGATTGAGGATGCTGTAAAGAAGCAGCGCGAGCTCGTGGCTCATCTGGACTTCGTTCACAAGGTGATGCAGCTGGCATTGAAACTGCTGGCGGAGGGGTATTCCTACGAGGATATCAAGCGGGAGGAGACGGCGGGACCCAAGCGCCTGCCGCGGTACGCCTTCAGCGGAATCGGGACGAGCTCACGCTACTGAGGCCATTCAGCATCGAGACGCCGGCAATCCGCCAGCGCGCGCTCATATTTGATTTTCAAGGCTTCGATGGCAGGCCGGATATCGCGTTCTCGAGATCCTGGCTCAGCTCCCCGTCCGCCGGGATCTTGGCCGCCGGCTTGGGTTTGGGCGGTGGGCACGACGTCGGGACATACATCGCCTGGTGCGCGCACGAACACAGGAGTGCGGATAACGCGAGTAGGGAGACTTTCGAGGGTTTGGTCATGGACGGTTTCTGCCTTGTTGTCCGTAATGGCCTGGGCGGCCGCCTGAGATCGCTGCGCAAGGAGTGCGTCTGTAGCCGCTTTCGACATCGCCGCATGGTCGGCTTCTAATGCGGTTTTAGAGGCGAGGCCTCCGAAGTGATACCCCGAGCCAAAGAGCGCCGCGACAAGCGCCAGAATGCCGCCTAACTTAAGTCCCGCAATCCACGTCATGCCGGCGGCTCCTTGGGTTCGCCCTTCTTCGCCTGATCGGCTGCTTTCACGATGGAGAGCGCATCGGCGATGTCCTTGGCGATCAGAAACTGCAGCCGACCGTTGGCCTTGGTCATTTGCTTCGACAAAGCCTCGTGCTCGAGTGCGGTGTGCTTCGCATGGTCATCGACCTGGTTACGGGTGCCATCGATCGCATCCAAGATGATTTCCGTCTCCGGACGGCGCATCCGCCGCGCCAGCACCACCGCGATAAAAATCACGATGACGAGCGTCGACCAGGCGATATAGATCAAGACCTGTTCGCGCCCCATCATTTGACTGCCTTCGTGACCAGAATTGTGACTACCGTGACGACGATGGTACCGAGGAAGGTGCCGATCGTGCCCCACATGATCTTCTCAATTCTCGCAACATCTTTGATGGTCGAATCCATTTCCTTCTGCACGATCTCCGCGACCGTGGTTCGGCTGATGAGGCGCTCATCGATTTTAGCCAGCCGGATATCGATCTTGCCGAGCCGATCGCTGATGCGATCGAACCCATTGGCGGTCTGCTTGCGAAAGTCTAGCTCGCCCTTCGTATCGCTGAGCGCCCGCAAATTTCGCACCGTGCCATCAAGATCATCGTCATCGCGGTCATACTTGGGATCCATTACGCCTCGCCCAGTCGTTGTAGTGACCGATGAGCGCGGCCGCGGCGCCAACGAGCATGGTGGTCGCCGCCATTTGTTTGACGGTGAGGAAGACCGAGGCTTGGGGTAGGTACATCTGGATCGCGCCGGTGAGGACGCCGGCGTAGCCTGCGATCTTGGTGCGATGGCTCCAGGCGAACGATAACTGCTCTTTGATCTGCTGCCACATTTACGCTGCTACCTGGATGTCCTGAGGCCATTGACCGGTAAGAATCATGTTCTCAATGCGAGTTGCGCGAGCCTGCTTGACTTGCGCTATCCATACCGCATTGCTCGCAACCTGCTTGTACGCCCCTGCGTAGTCCTTTACCTGAACGCAGCTCAAGAAATTGGGCCAATGAAGGAGACCGGGTACCCCCAAATTGAATGCAAGATCCGCGATCGCGGCTTGACGCACGACATCCTGCATAGTGAACCAGGCATAGGCACTCAACGCATCGAGTACTTTCTGCAGACGATGCGCGGTGAGCCATCGAATCTCCTCCGGATCGAGCCCGATCATGAGGTTGACGCCGGTCGCGATCGTGAGATTGCCGACGAGCGTCATGCCCTGCAGGAAGCGTTTGCCGGTCGCATCGTCATAGAGGTATTGCTGCACGCCCTCCTCGAGACCGAGCTGGGCGCTGATGTGGGTCAGCAGGTCGCTCACAGTTTGACGAAATGACCGGCCAACAATCCCACTGTGAGACCTGCGATGCCCGAAAGCAGCGGCAGATGGGTCTCGTACCAGGTTTTGGCGGAGGCCTCGAGCGCGCCCTCGCGTGCCGCGAGAGTTATCTCTTCGGTGGCGATGGCACTCTTCACTTCGTTGAGCGGGTCTGGCATGCGGATCTCCTGTTACTGACGTTTGACGGTGAAAGTGTTGCCGCCCATCGCGCGCACGGTATAGCCGATGGTTGCCTGGGTGACGCCGGCGGCATTCGTGCCAGCGCCGGGAAACGAGGCCGAGAAAGTGACGGTACCGGTATTCGCGGCGACTGAGCCTGCGACCGCAGCAGTCAAAGCCAGCACTCCGATCGCCTGGAAGGCCGTATTGACGCCGAGGTCCTGGCCGTCGATCGCCGCCGAGATCGCGACCGCGAGGGTGCCTGAATTGTTGTTGATGTACGCGTAGAAGCGCTGCACCCGGCCGCAATAACCATAAGCAGTGTTCGGCTGAGTGTCCTGCCAGGCGTAGAGCTCGATGATGAGCGGGATGCTGGTTTGAGCTGGATTCGCCAGCAGATTCTCCATTGCGATCTGGAAGAGCGACGTCGAGACGGTGCGAGCGACCGCGCTTTTGAACCCGTATTGCTCGGTCTGCACCAGCGGCATGCTGTTGGCGCCCACCTGCTGCGGATTGTTATACAGCACGTTGTCGTTCTGCCGCGTGCGAGCGCTCGCCGACTGAATGTCCACGTAGCTCGGGCCTGGATGGATGATGTTGAGCGTGGTCGGCACGAAGTTGCCACCCTGTACGCTGATCGAGGCCGTACCCGGGTTGGCATTCGGATAGTTGATGGTCATGACCATGTTCGCCGAGTAGACGAAGTTGTCGAGGAACGCCAAATCGTTACAGAATGTCGTCTGGATGGTGCACACATAAGGGGCGCCGCCGAAGAAAACACAGCGGCTGATGCGCGCACCGGAGGAGAGGACTTCCCAGATATGCGGGGCGTAGTTGACCTCGAACCAGCAGCCGTCGATTTCCGGGTTGATGCACCCGAAGCCGGACGAATCGGCATCGAGCAAGATGACCCCTAAGCTCGCGGCACCGACGCCATAGGGGTATTGCGTGCCATTGCCCTGGAAGTTGCAGCCGTACGCACGAACCTGGATCGCGCCTTGAATCCACAACGCGATGGCGTTCAACTGCATGTAGCAACGCATGAACACCACTTCGTTCGATCCCGACGAGTTGCCGTGCCCGGTCAAAATGCAACCAGCCGACGTCGTGGCAAAGTTCGCCTGATAAAATCCGCAAGACCAAAATTCGCTGTACTGGGTGTAGCACCCGTAGAAGGAGGCGATCTTGCCGAAGGCGAAAGAGCAGTTCCAAAACTTCGCCTGGAATCCGTAAAACGCCACGGCCGTGTTCAGATCGCCCGTGACCGCGCCGCCTGAGAATTTTTGAGCCACGAAATTGCAATTGCGGAACTCAAGACTCGCTCCGCCGAAGCTCACCGGAACGTTCGGCGTGCCGGCGCTGACCACAGCCGCTCCTGAGTTGTTGCCGAACATGACCGCCGATTGAGTCGGCGCGGCCGTGAAGCAGCGAAAGTTCGATCCTTGACCTTCGACGATGATGGGCGGCGTATACGACCCGGACACGTCCAAATAGAACGCCCAGTCGCCGTACGGAAACTTCATCGTGCCGCCGGTCACCTTCAGCATATTGAACACGGCCTGCACGATCGCAGTGTTGTCCACGCCGTTGGGCTGAATGCCATAGCGCGCCATGTCGTACACCGGGAACGGCGCGTGCACTTTGCTGGTGGGCGTCACGGAGGCGGTAATTTCCGCAGGCGTCCGCTCGTAGTAGGCGATATCGCCCGTGGTCACATCGAAGGCCGGCGCATCGTTCGGGCCGAGATACAGGTTCGACCAGGAGAAGCTCGGTGTGCCAAGCGAATAGGTGTTGTTCGCGGACGGGACGATGTTGCTCGAGACGCTGAAGCCGCCCAAGATCTGATCGACCGGCCAGCCCGGGATCTGGTTGCCGGCGGCATCCGTCACGTTGAATTTATAGGCCTGTCCCGGCACGAGCCAGATCGGGGCCTCACCGCGGAAGTTGAGCACGATCGGGTTGGCGTTGGGCGTACCGAGCGTCGAATCGGTGTAGGTCGCCACCGGTGTCGAGGTGCCAGCCTGATAGGTATAGACCAACCCTAAGGCCAAGGGATTGCCATTGTTGTCGAAGAATTTTTGAATCCCCGACGGGGCCAAGACGCCAGTTGTCATGTGTTAAATACCTGATTTGTGAAGCCCATCTGGGACTTATGTGAAGCCGGGCTGTCTTCGCCGCGCGGCGGGTCTAAAATCGGCGCGTACCTACCGAATCAAGGAACGATCGATGAAAATGCTCAGCCTCATCGCTTTGGCGGCGCTCGCGGGATGCGCGACGCATCCCAGCAACCTCAGGTTCGAACAACGCATGGCCGTCGTGCAGATGATGCAGAACAACCAGCGCGCCGCGATGCAGACGCCCTACGTCATGCCGACACAGCCGCGGCCCGCAAGCTTCGTCTGCAATCAGAGCGGTCCCACTACGTACTGCCAAGGTCAATAGCCATGCACTACAAACAAGGCTTCAAATCCTGGATGACGTGGGCCTACTTCGCGATCGCGGCTTGGCTCATCTACAGCTTTGCAATTACCGATGGCCGCAATTCACCCGCTGCCGTGCTGTTGGTCTCCGCGGCAGCATGGTTCGCGCAGTACTGCTGGTGGCACGTTTGGCAGGTCGTCAAGCGACTCGCGCAAAAGGCGATCGCTTAAGCTACTTCGCGTTGGGATTGAAGTCGCGCAGGTTGACGGTGCGCGCTCGAGCGGCTTTCAAGGAGGCCGCATTCGCAATCCCACCGGCCGCGCGATCGCCGAGCAGGCGGCCGCCGAGTCCCACGATTGGGCCCATCGCATGGCCGGCGAGTTCCGAGCCGAACCGCACGGCCGGGCCCAACCCCTTGCTCACCATGTTGTGTTCCTGGATGTACGCGCCCGGGTAGCCCTGGCGCTTCTGCAGGATCTGGCCCGCATCGTTCAAGTCCTTGAGCTTGCCCTGCAGCTCGGGCGGCATGGTGAGCTGCAAGCGCTCCGAATTCGCGTTCAGATACTTGTTGACGCCCTTCTGATTCCACAGCGATGCGGTCGAGTGTCCGGCATCGGAGACCTGGCTCGCCATGTGCGCGTTCAGTTCGGCAACCGCTCGATCGGCGAGCGGGCGGATCTCCGGGACATCGATACCATCGAGCGTCGTCACGATGTGCCTCAACTGGGCGACCGGCATGGTCGTGAGCTTTTGCATCACCTGTTCGACGGGCACCTTGCGATTGACGCCGTCTGGACCGGATGAGTCGAGCAGCTGGGCGATGCCTTTCGGATCCTCAAGCGTGCGGGCTTGCAGCGAGCGCCAGGCGCGGGCCTTTTGATAGATGTCATCGCCGGCGCTCTTCGTGACGTCGGTATCGATCGCGTCCTTGAGCTTGCCGATGAGCCGTGATTTCGGACCAGGCTCCCACTGCTCATTCAAGTACTGCCGCAGCTGCTCGGCGTGCTGCGCCGTGCCGCCCACCATGTTGCCATCACCGTCGACCAGGCCAAGCTCGCCCATGCGCGCCTTGAGGCCTTTTAGGAGCTGCGTGCCGGCGGTCGAGCCGATGAAGGCCGACTCGTTCTTGCGCATGAACTCATCGACCGTCGGCAATTGGATCGGCTGGCCTTTTGCGCGTTCGTCGGCCGTCTGATAGAGCTCCTTGCGCACGGTGTCAAAGTGATCGGCGAGCGCATCCAGGGGCTTCAAGAAATTCTCACCGCGCTGGGTGTTCGCCGTTTGATTGGTCGTGGAGCCTTCGGTGCCGCCGGTTTGGTTGACAATGCTGTCGGCGTGGGTTTCCAAAGCATTGCGCTCATGATCGATCACGCTCTTGAGGTGCTGGCCGCCCGGCGTATTGAGGAGCGAACTTTGATACTCATCTGCCGCTGCCTGGGCATCGCCAGTGAGCGCCGACTTGCGGGCCTGTTCGACGCCCACGCGCTTGAGCACGTCCGCGCGACGCTGTTGCTCATCGGGCGGAAGCTTGTCTCCTTCCTCGACGTGCGGCGCATCCTGATCGAAGGTGAGGAACTTCTGCGGCTCGGGCGTCTGAGTTCCCTTCGGTGGTTCGGCCGTCGTGGCACCGGGCGCCTGCGTGATCTGACGCTGGCCAGGACCGCCAAGCCGTGGCCCACCGGCGGTATCGACCGGCCTGGCCTGCACGTCAATCACATTTTCAGATGGCAATGCGCTTCCCGGCGCCCGGGCAACCGCGGTACCGCGCGATGGCACGACCGCCATGCCAGGCGCGGGAGGTGGTTCGGGCGTCGGCGTGGGAAGTTTGCTCACATCGACCATGGGCGGCTTTTCACCCGGTCGCAGGCCTAACGCGTAGGGGATCGCGTTGACGCCGGTTTCGACCGCGGTCTGCAGCCCGGGACCGCCGCCGAGTTTGCCCTCGAGGTCGCCCAGCCAGGAACCGGCCTCGGGCACCCAGTTGAGCGGATTTTTTGGCGATTCGAGGTTAGCCCGCTGCTTCTTTTCGGTCTCGGTCTTTGGCGCATCATAGAAACGGGACTGCATGTCGTTGACGGCCGCGGCCGCCTGATCCATATCGCCGCCCGAGGTGATGAGTTTTGTGAGGCCCGCATAGCCCCCGAGCACGGACCCGGCCGCGCCTTTTACCAAGTGCTTGAGGGTTGCGTTGCTGGACTCGAAGTTATCGTTCGCTAGATCGCGGATGCTCGGCGGAGTCACGCCGGCATCAGTGTGGATCTCGCGAACCGCTTGATCGAGTGAGGAACCGCTCGCCGGCGCGCTCGATGCCTCGCTGATCGCGTCGTCCAGATCGCTCACTGCGGCGCGGCTCCCAAGGCCTTGAGCTCAGCGTATTTCTTGAGGAACGTCGCGCGCTCCTCCGGAGGCATCTTCTGCAGAGCCGCTTTCGCGGTCTCCTTCGATTCGTTGCCGAGCTGGTAGACGCGCGGGTCGTATGAATTTCGCCACTGCGTCTCGAACTCGTGCTGGTTCAAGATCGAATTGCCCTTCTGCTTGAGAAAGCCCTCCTCGGCGCGCGCCTTGGCCTGCGCCGCGGTGTACTGCGAGTCGGTGTACTTCATGACATCACGCAGGGCCTCCGGCGTGTATCCCGTGCTGCCGATCTGCTGGCGCAGAGATTCGGCGCCGGCGTCCGTCTTGGCGGGTGACCCGTTCAAGCTGCCGAACTGCGAGCCGATCCGCTCCAAGTACTTGTTGAGCAGATCGAGCTTCTGCGCTTTCGAGCCTTCCGTGAATCCCGGAATGAGCTGACCCATGTACTGCTCGGCCTTCGCCATGCCTTGCGCACCGGCGCCCGTCTGCACGCCGCTATCCAAGAGTTTGACGACCTGATGGATCTGATCGCGCTGCTGATTGGCGGAGCTCGCCGCATTGATGTTGGCCTGGTGGTTCTGCCAGTTGGTATCCACCTGCTTGAGCTGTGCATCGGCCTCGCCCACTTGGCGCTGCGGCGGCGCCGACGAGGGCGCTCCGGGCCCTGCTCCGCCGCGGCCGCCACCCGTGGGTGCGCCGGTACCGAACGGACGCGTCTCGCCGGTCTGGCGATTCCACAAGTACTTATTGTGGGTGACGGGATCCTCCGTCATCTCAAAGCCTGGCGGGATCTGGTTTGCGATGCTCTGACCGGAGGTCGCCACCGCTCCGGTGCGCGGCGCCTGCGTGCCGGGTACCTGCGCGGCACCGGTTTGCAGGATGATCGGCTTGTCGAGATTTTCGCCCGGTGGCAGCACGGCGCGATTGAGCGTCGTCGCCTTTTGATGCGTGTTTTGAATGTCACCGTTGGGATCGAGCTGCGCGAGATAAGAATCGACCAGCTTGCCGGCTTGAGGGTTGTCCTTCTTGATCGCATCGGCCGTGCGCACGTAATCGTTGTAAGTCGCGCTCGGGTCGGTGGTGAGCGCCGAGAAGCGCGAGGCCACATCGCCGCGGACGTCGCGATTGAGGTTCTGGCCAGCCGTGTTGACCGCGGTCTGCGCCTGCTGTGCTTGGTAGACCTGCGTTGCCCGCTGCACGCCCAAGCCTGTGCGCGGCGTCGCCGCCATCGCGTCCTTCATGTAGCGATCGGCGTCGATGATGCCGGTGTTGGGGTCCACGTAATCGCGTGGGTTCAGTGAGCCCAAGGCCTTCTGTTCCTGCAGGGTGTTTTGGTCCTGCTCGGTCTTGACTTGCGATTGGGCGAGTGACTGCTTCTGTTGCTGCACGCCCAAGAGCGAGGACATGCTTGTCATCGCGTCCTGAATAGTGGGCGTTTTCACATCCAGCGGGATACTTGCGTCGACTGTGGTTGCCATGCGTTACCCCGAGATGAAATCGACCGCGCCGCCGCCGGTCGCGCCATAGCCGCCGCTGTATTTGCTCGAGATCAGAGCGGATCCGGCGCCGCTCCCGTTCAAGCTGTTGAGGTAGTAGTACCCCGCGGCATTGTTGGCGCCGCTGGTGAGCGCGTTGCTGGCGCCGATCGTGCCGGCGGCGGCCGCATTGCCGGCCCCGATCATGTTGGAGCCCGCTGATTGCCCGAAGGAGGTGCCCGCGGCCGCCGAGTTGTTGGCGGAAGCTTGGCCGATGCCTGCGAGTCCGGCCAAGCGTGCGTAGACGTTACTGTTTTGGGTTTGATACCGATCAAAGGCGCTCTGATACCCCGTCGCCGCGGTGCCTTGTGCGAAGTTGTTCAGGTCCTTAAGCGCAGCGCCGCCGATCGCCGAACCGGTGGCCGCAGCGCGGGACTGAATCGCGTTCTCGCCGGTCTGCAGCTGGAATTGGTAACCGGGGTCCTGATTGGCCAGATAGTCTGCCGGTGTGAAGCCCTTGGTGAGCGACCCGTAGCCGGCAACACCTGAGTTGCCCGAGGTCCCCAGCTCATCGGCGAGCGTGTTGACCGCTCCAGTTCCAGCCGTCACGAACGGCTGATTGCGCCCCACCGTTTCGTTATAGATCTTGTCCTGCAGCGCGGTCGCGTTATTGGCGGCCGCCTCTTGCTTGCCGGCGGCCGAGTTCGACGCTACGGCACCAATCACCGCGGATCCCGCGACCGCGGCTGCTATCCATCCTGCTGGCATGTCACTGCACTCCCGTGTAGCGGGTGCGAATACAGACGATGAGCGTGATGCGCTCCTCGCTCGTCTGATTTTCGACCCAATGAGTCTCGGCGTTATTGAAGAGGTACATCTCGCCAGGTCGCGCATCGAGCGCCTCGCCTTCAAAACAGAAGCGTTGACCGGGTGAGGATTTCACCTGTACCGCGTACTTATCGTAGAAACCGGCATGCCACCCACCGTCACGATGTGGCTGGCAGTTGGTCATCGGCGGGATGCGCGTGATGAGCACCATCCCCAAGTGCTCGCCCTCGACGCAATCCATGACCTCGAACGCCAGGCGGCGCGCATTGGGCAATAGGTCGGCTGCTTTCCACCATTCGGCGACATGCGGGCCGTTGAAAGCCTGGCGATCGCCGTCGTAGGCCGCGCGCGGGTTGTAGCGGACGAAAATGTCATCGAGCCGATGATGCGGGGAAGACTTCTCTGCGGTGCGCATCGCGAATTGATTCCAGAGCTTGGGGTTCGCCTCGAGGTCGTGTAGCAGGCCGCCCACCTCGAGGCGCCAGGGCATCGCCTGCAGGTGCTTGCCGGACTCGAAGCGTGCCCTCAGTGCCATTGCCTGCGCTCGCTGGCGTAGCCATCCGGCCTATTGAGGTACGGACGCCCGCCGAAGAACTTTCCCAGGTCACGCGTCACGTTGAACTCGATGAAGAGTCGCGCGCGTTCCGTATCGAACGGCGAACCCACGAGCTGCTCCCAGATGCTTTTCAGGTACCAGACATCACCGAATTGCGCGTAGTCGATCTCAGGGAAACCCGCGGTGACATTGAGCAGGCGGCCGAGCTCCTCATGAGCGTCGTAAATCACGCCGTTGGCATCGGCAGAGGCCTGGACGTCGATCGTATCTCGGCGCAGCACGAACTGGCGCACGTTGGGGATCGCGCCCGCGATCGCACCGAGTCGATGTTTGTACGCACCGGTGTCGACAGCGCCGGTGGTGAAATCCAGGCGATCGCGAAAGCGCGCCGCGAGCTGCATCGGTGACATGTCGGCAAAGGGTTCGTGATAACAAAAGGAATCGAATCCGGAGAGGAACGCCGACAGCCAGGCGCTTCCGGAGCGCGGCAAGCAGTAGATGAAATATGGCGTCATTCGATGAACAGGCTCGTGATGAGATCGCCGGCCGCGACCGCGGTAGCATCGGCATCTGCTGCGTTGACGGTGGTCGCCATCCAGAGATCTCCTTTCTTCGAAAACCCCGATGGTGCCCAATCCCCGACGCATGGCGGGCTCGCGACGCCGGCGGCCGGCACCATGATCGTCACGTCGGGGATCGTCGTTCCGACGACGGGAGCATCGTTACCGCCGGTTCCCGGGAGGAAGAAGTACAGCTTGACGAATCGCACGGCGGCATTCGTGTTGACGATGTTCCATCCGAGGACGTTGGCCCCGACTACCTTGACGCGCGTCAGGTTCGTGCTGGCCGCGGAGGTTTGCCGAAAAATGTTCGCTGACATATGTGGTTCCTATTGGATGGAGACGCCGCTGGCGTAGAAAACGATGGACGTCGCTGCACTCGCAAAGGCCTGCAGCGTCGATCCTGCCGGCATCACGAGGCCTGCTAGCTCAGGAGACACGTAGGTGCTGCCAGCCGGCACGGTGACCGCATCAATGAGCTGATTCGCTGTGCTCGGCGCACCTGCCGCGGGCACGAGATGCGCCGTGACGGTCAGTGCGCCGCCGGTCGGGTTCGAGAAAGCCGCGCGACCGATGCGGTAGGTCGTATTCGAAGGCACCGTCGCGTAGTTGGTCACCGCGGCCGCGAGCTGCGTCGGGGCGACGATCTGAATTTGCTTGATGGCCATGCGCTACCTCACCAGGCCGGGATTTTCCGGATGGTTCCGTTGTCGTTGATCGAGATCCATTTGGTCGGATTGCCTGCGGCCGGCGCATTGGTGAGCGTGCCGGCGGCCGCGGCGGCCCCATTGGCCAGTGCAGCACTGGTGGCCATCAATGCGCCCGTCCCGACCGACGGCGCCACAATCAAGGTGTCGCCACTGCCAGGTGCGGCGAGCGTGACGTTGCCCTGCGGCGCGATGCTCACCACCTCGCTCCAGAAGCCACGTCCCAGGTTCCATAATCCCAGCGTGCCAGCACCCATTTGGATCATCGACGTATTCGCCGAGGTTCCATCTTGAAAGAACACGTTCGGGCCCGCGGTCGGCGTATTGGCCGAAGAGCTGCGCGTGACCTCGATGTCGGCGGCGTTCTGCCCCGATGAATAGCCCGTTACCTGAAGCCCAGCGCCTGACGAAGTCAGGACATTCACGATGAGCGGTGTACCGGCCACGGGCGGCCCCACGATCACATTCTTGCTGAAGGTATGGATCCCGGTCCAAGTCACCGTGATGGACACATCGAGTGCCGGAGCACCGTCCGAGCGAATGGCGCTCTGGGTCGTGCCTGGCTTGGCGCTTAAGCCCACGGTCGCTGTCGGCGTTGCGAAGCCCGTGGTGCTCGCATCGGCATTGTCGAGTGCGTTCATCGCAATCAACATCGCATCAGCCGTTTCTTGCTTGGTCGGCGCCTCGGATAGGTCGGAGTCGAGCGCCACGCTCTGCATCGACTGAATCAGCGCCGGCAGCGCCGCCACATCCACCGTCGCAAGATCCAAATTCTGGTCGGTGAGTTCCTGCAGGTCCGTGACCGACAGCGGTGGTGCCGTGAAGCCACCCAACTGCGCAATGATTTGCCGCAGGCACAAGTACCACGCCCGCTCGATCTTCATGTCCTTGGTGATCAAGGGCATGGTCGGCGGCGGCAACAGGATGACGCTCGGCAACACCTGATTGGTGTCGGTCGGAATCATTACGGGCCTGCGATAAGCGCGGCGCCGGTGATGTCGCGGTTCACGGGATCGGAGATCTTCACGTCATAGACGCGATCTCGCGATTCGCCCAGGCGGTAAGTGATGGCACGATTTTTGGTCTGTCCGATGAGCCCGATCGGCACGTCCCGCGTTGGACCGTAGGTCTGACCGCCATCATCGGACCAACTGACGAGAGCGAGCGGATTGCTGCCCTGACCCACCGAGAGCGCAAGCCCCGGCGTGAAGTCCAGTTGCAGCGACTGATGGAAGATGCGGTCATAGTCCGCCTCATCCCAGACGTGAGGACAGCGCCGCCAGGCAATGAGCGGGCCACCGCCGCCATCGGTGTAGATCTTGCGATCGAGCGAGTACAAGTTGCCGTTCTGGTAATCGCCCACCAGGCGATAATTCTGGAACTGGAAGAAGCAGTTTGCGCGGTCGCGGTGAAAGGCACCCAGGATCGGATCATAGGAGGCGCGGCGATGCCACAGCTCGGTGGTGCCGTCATACACCCATGTCACATCGGCGGTTGGGAAGGTGAGGACATAGAACTCGTGCCCATCCTCCTGATACGTCCAGCCAATGGCATCGCTTACGACAGAGTAGCTCGCAATGGCGTGGTTGATCGCGATCGTGGAGACGTCTGCATAATTGAACCCGGTCGTCTTCACGACCACGTTCTGGCCGCGGGTCGAGCGGGCGAGCCAGATGACTCCATCCTGGAAGAGGGCCACCGTATTAGGCGCCGCGCAGCCCACCTGAATGGTGGCCCCGTCTAACCGCGCGAAGGGGAAATACTGGCCGCCGGCGTCATACCACCACTGCGAAGCCTCTTCGTTGATGAGCAGGAGTTCGCGCTTGTCTTCGATCAGAGTGACCAAATTATCCGCCGTGCCGTCGTTCAAATCGAAGTAGGAGGCTTGGAATGGACTCACGGTGTAAGGCGGCGGCGGCGTCGTGTAGAAAATCGGCGTCAACGGTTTGTTGAAAATGAGCCAGCCGTCGATGAAGGCGATGCGGTTGGCGCCGTAGAACCCTGGGTCATTCACCGTCGTGAGCGTATTTGCAGCGATGTTGTAGGTGTAACCGTTCGGGCTGCCATCAACGATGAAGGCCGTGCCACCGACCCCGTTGTCCTTGATAAATATCGGCCCCGCGCTTGAGAGCATCGTACCGATCAGCTGTGAGGCCAAGGTCGCCTTGGTGACGGCGGTCGCCGGGGTCGCCACGGTGAGGAGATAGACTTGATTCCCGGAGACCACCAGCGCCGCGTTATTGCCGGTCAATACAGCGCCACCCCGAACCGGTCCCGTACCTAACGTCAAGAGCGTCTTCTTGCCAGGGCATCCCAGCAGCGCCGTGATCGTTTTCGATTTCTTGTCCTGCGAGACTTCCGGATACCAGTTGACGCACATTTGCGTGTCCTGGCGGGGATCGGGCGCCTCGTAGGCCTGCCCGACGAAGCCGAAGTCAGGCACACATCACCGGTTGAAGCCGCCGTCGTAGATCCAACCCGCATCGTTCTGCCGCGAGCGGGGCAGATTGCGATCGTAGGATGCAATGCCCTGCTTTTTCTGGTTCTTGGCTTCGATCAATGCCTTCGCCGCCATGAACTGCTTCTCCAGCCATTCGGGCTGCAGCTCGGCCTTTTTGTACTCAGGCCACAGCTCGAGCGCCATGCCGAGCTTGAGCAATCGCGCATAGCCCGGCGGCAGATTGAATGCACTCGTCAAGAGTGGGAAGCCCTGCAGCAGGACGTCGGTCCAGAGGTGCAGCTCGCCGGCCTGATTCGGCACGGGGTAGAAATAATAGTTGGCGTACGGGTAGCTCGCATCGGCATAGAGCGCCGTGGGCCACGGTCCCGGCACACCCTTGTAGCCGATCTGGATCCACTCCTCGTTCGACTTGATGTCGCAGTAGTAGTCGAGGCCGGTGTTCCCTGAGGTGATGCGCGTAAAAGCGCCGGTCGGATTATTTGGCCGCGGGATGCCGAAGTTGCCGGGCGTCGTATAGTAGAAATTCTCGATGCCATTCTGCGTCGCATTCGCCGACATCGTGATGGTGTGGGCGGCATTGTTGAAAGCGAGCACGAAGGTGCCGGCCGGGAAGAAGTTACCCACGTCCGCAAGGGTCGATGCGACCTGGCTTACGCCGATGCCGGCGGTTCCCGACGTGCCTGCGACCAGCGCGCCCGCCGGTATGTTTGAGACGGCCGTGATGGTGGGACTGCCGATCGCGAACGTGCCCGAGAGCGTGGTCGAGCTCTGCGGATTGCCGACCGTGTAAGTCGATTGGCCGCCCGTGAAATACAGGATGTTCTCATTCGATGAGAAGCACAGCAGGTTGTCATTCGACCAGCTGTCCATCATGTCGTTCAAGAGCTGAAGGGCGTCAGCCGCCGCCGTGGGATCTAGCGGCTGACCAGGCGCATACGCATTGATGCGCTTCAGACCACCCAGGATGATGTCCTGAGCGGTCTGAGTGGTCGCGATCGACGGCGTCGTCATTTACTTCGTCTGACGCTGCAGCCGCGGGCTAGGGATCTTGTTGGAACCGATCAGATCGGGATCCTCGGCGGACGGTGCAATCGGTGCGCCTTCGACCCTCTTGCGCCGCCGCATGATGACCTGCTCGAACTCGGGCTCATCCTCAAGCTCACGCACCTGGATGTCGGCCTGCTCCTCGAGGAGCTCCGCCGGCGTCAACACCCAGCCCTTGGCGAGCAAGCGATCCTGCTCCTCCTGCGTCTGCACGAGCTTGGTTTTGATCGTCTTGTTCTCGATCGCGGCCTTGAGTTCGACATCGCTTGAATGCGGATTGCCGCCGTACATGTACTTGGGGAATTCGCTCGGCACGTGATAGGTCGGGATGTCCGACTTTCGAGATTGAAAATATTCAGCCATTGTTGTCTCCGGGAAGTGAGGGCGTCCCTTCAGACGCCGATGCGGTTACGAAATGCCGGTCGGCAGCGGCAGGCCCGCGTCCTCGAAGCGATCCACATTGAAGGTGTAGATCTCGCCGGCCGTCGGCACGATCGGCGATGCGGTGGAATTGACGAAGGTGACGGCAATCGAGCCGTTGGCGGCGACTCGAGTGTTGCCAATCGAGAGGCCTGCTTGCGTGGTCGGTTTGGAAACGCCGGTAACGTAGTCGACGCCGAGCAGTAGCCCGGGAAAATTGAAGGTTTGCTCGGCTGAGGTGTTTGCCGCCACCGAGGCGGGCGAGAGAGGCAGGCCGAAAAGCCCGGAAAACAAAATGTTCCCGCGCAGTACGGTAGTTGGCAAAGGCATGATCGATTCTCCTTGAGATCGGCGAGTGGCGGTCCTCGCCGGCCGGTTAGTTCGCCAGGTTGACCGCGGTCAAAGCAGCGCCGCTGTTTTCCTTGCGAGCGACGGTGATCTGCCACACGCCAGCAGGCGGCGTCAGAGAGCCCGCCGTGGGATTGGTGAACGAGATGTAGAACTTGTCCGCGACCGCGGCATCGACGCGCATGCCTGACACCGCCACCAGCGGAGAGCCTGGCGGCTGAGCGGCAAGGATCAAATCGCCGGGTAGAAGTCCCGTCGCTGCTGTTACGAACGTCACGCCATTGGCGCCGAATGACTGTTCGGCCGTGCTGATGGTGGCCACCGCCGCCGGTGTCATCGTGACGTTGAGCGTTTCGATGACGAGCAGATTGCTCAACGGCTCGGTGATGTTGGTCGTCTGGCTCGCGGCAGGACCGGGATTGTTTGAAGTAGGCACTTAGATTCTCCTGAAAGGGGTGGGCGTAAGGTCGGCGGGTGTCGGTCCCCGCCTTCCTGGACTAACCGGCGACTCGGACGGCGAACGTGCGGTACAGCGTCTTGTAGCCGTAGAGCACATCGAACCGAGTGGGCAACGCATCGTTGTTGATCGTGTACTGACGAACAACGCGGATGCTCATTCCCACCTCCTTGTCGGCCGCGCGCGCGGCCATGTCGACACCGCCGGGCAGTTCCAAGTCCGCCATCACCAAGGCGAAGGCATCCTTGTGCATGGCGATCGACTGAGGCGAGACCGTGTTGGCGGTACCGAGCACCGTCATGACGGCATTGTTCGCCGGCTGCGCGGTCACGTTCTGGAACTGGCCCGCGCTGATCGAGCATTCGGCGAACTGGATCTGCAGAGTGCCCGTGCCGCTCGAGGTGTAGACGTTGGTCGCCGCGTTGAAGGTGCCGGCCGACGGGGTGCCCACGAACGGGATGACGACGAACTGCTTCAGGCGGTTGCTGGCATACGCGCCCCGGTTCTGCGGATTGACGCCATAGACGCCGGCGAGCGTGAACACATCGCCCACGTTGAGCACCGCGGTGGTGTTCGACCAACCGGAGGTCTGCAGCGTGCCGTTGTCAGCCCAGCCGGACGTCAGGAGCCCCGAGCTCGTGCCCGTGGTGGTGTATACCGGCGAGCCGCCCTGCGCGCCCACTTGGTAGGAGACCACGTTCTGGTCCATGTACCAGTCGAAGCCCAGGGTCATCTTGCCAAGCAGGCCCTTCTCGACGATCTCGCTGATCTTGTGCTGCGGGTTGAAGTTGCCCTTGAGACCATCGGCAATGACGGCCTGCGTCCACTGATCGAGGATCAGTACGCGCTCGCCATCGCGAGGAGCGGCTTCTGAATCGAGCAAAGCACCAGCCTGCAGGAAGGTGAGTGCACCGGAGGGTGCAACACCCGGGGTGCCAACCGTGCCGCCGACCGTCTGGTACGCATTGACCAGGCCGTCGCGGTCGATCTTGTTGGCAACCGTCGCGACCGCGGGTTTGATGATCCGCTTCTTGAACAGGTCGATAGAGGTCGCCATGTCGGCCGTATTGAATTGCACGTCGACGTGGAACTGCGTGGTCAGGGTGACCGGCTGGAAGGTCTCATTCGTGTCTTCGACGTTGAGCGCGGGGCCCGTGGTGCCGATGTAGCGAGCGGGTTTGCGGGCGTTGACCGTATAACCGATCTTGGCTCCGGGGATGCAGAACTGAGAATCATATTGCCGATCGACGTGATCGGCG